AGCCTTTTGTGTGCTTTTGTTACATTCTGCCATATCCTTTAGTTTAAATTAGCTATTATTCTTAAAACCTCCTGTGGTATCCCAACTAAGCTAAGTAATTGTGCTTTTTGGAAATTAACCTTCTCAGTGATTAATGCTGTGGCGTTCTCGGCAACTAATTTCTTAATAGCTGATAATGCTTTCTTAAGTAGTAACTGTATGATTGCATCACGAACACCTTTCAGTATCCCTTGTATAAGGGCTTTATTTTGTTTCATAAAATCGATAGGTCCATCAGTAGTTGATGCTAAACCATTAATGATTTTATGGTTAAGTGCGAAAATCATAATAACCTTTGGAGAAAGAATAGCATTAACAATTGCTAATGTTAATTTCTTAATAAGGTTTTCAATGAAATTCAATTTAATATTATATTTGTCAGCAGTTGGAGCATTGGATGAAGCTTGGTCACCGATGCTGTTTATAGCATTACTAACAACTTGCTTTTCTTCAACCTTATTTACTGTAGCTTTAAAGTCATTTGAGAATTGAATAAGTTCGTCTGCTGGTACTGATGTTTCTATATTTCTACAAGATGCAATTTTTTTAATACCTCTTCGTCTATCATTAGCAATTTCTTGGTGAACTCTAACTTCTTCATTTGAGAATTCAAAGAAACTATTATCAACAACATCTGTGTCATCAGTATTAAGGATACACTCAACAATATTTTCTACTGCTGCTTCTTGTTCTAATTGTTTTGTAGTCTTTTTGATTTCAACACTAATACTACCAAATAAAGTATCTACAATATTGTTTATCAACTTATCCGTTGAGAATAGTTGAACACTATCAATGTAGTCATTATTTAAGTCTGTAAGTGTTTTACTGTTGGAAGGGTCACTATAGAAAGCACTGGCCCTTATGTTTAAGGTATTGTTAACTGGTCCTGTTGAATTAAATTCAAATGATAGAATCGGGTTCAACCCTGTTTGAGTACCCCAGTTTTCTTGAGAACCATCATTCTGAACTGTCTCATATAAAAATGTATTGAAGTCCGTGCTGGCGATTCCTGAAGTTTCATCATCATAATATAATCCACCAAACTCACCTTGTGGGTCGATAAACATTAATCCAGTAAAGTCTACTTTGTTTAAAACAACATCAACACCTGGTGCTGGGGGATTTATTAATTGGTGTTTCAAGAAATCTGGAATGCTAGGGTCAACCCCACAACTAACCAACTTCTTTAATTCAAACTTTAAAACTTTTTTGATTTGTTCCTCGATACTTCCCATATCGAAAGTTAGAGCGTCAACCACCATGTCCCTGAGTTCTTCGAACCCAACTAATGCTTTCAATAGGTCAACAAGGAATGCTACCCCATCTTTTCCGTTATTAACGGACGGGAATGAATTAGACAGATTAAACGATGGGTAACCTTCGTTTAACGTCTTCAGTGCTGCAATATTTCCAAATACAGCTTTCTTGTCGTCTACTATAGGCATCGTCTATTTTATTCTGAAACTTCGTTATCCTCTTTACCTTTATCCTTAATCATTTGTCTGATGGTTTCGAAACCATCCTTAAGTGATTCGTTTCCACTGATTTGTTTAACAGTATCATCAACATTACCACTATTCTTAAGAACGTCTTTAATTACTTTGGCAACTTCTAATTTGATTTTAACCCCAGAGTCTTTTACTTTCTGAGCATCAGTTTTCGCTTTAGCGATACTTGTCGCATCACCAACATCTTCCGCAGTTACGGAAGTGCTTAATTCGTTGATAGTTCTCTGAGCATCATTAATCTGCTTACAGGCATCATTATAAACTTCCTGTAATAACCCTTCAAGGCTATCAGCACTATTAACTTTAATCTTTTGTTTTTGTCTTCTAGGCATAGCTTTCTTTTAGTAATAAATACCCAAAAAGACACTTTTATAGGTATCCTTCGTCAATTTTTCTCTCCTTAACGAATTCGTACAAAGACTTATATCTCTTCATTGCGTTTCTGATATCTTTAGTTGTGAGGTTAGTGTAATTTCTAACACTTTCTAAAAATTGGTTCTTATTGTATTTACGATTGTTCGTCATATCAACATGAGATTCCCAATTCTCCATAATTTCAATTATAGCATAACCGACCTTTCTTTCATTGTCAGTTAACTTCTTCTTGTTCTTATTTTCCTCATCATCAGCAGCATCCATCTCTTCTTTGATTTCCTCTGCCATCTCAGCAATAAATTGAGATAGTGAATAATTCGATGTATTCAATTGATACATCATATCATCTCTTTTCTCGATAGTACCGTACATATCTTCGTAGGAGTAATTCGTTCTTCTTTCCTTACTCTCTTTAATTAGAAGACCTGTAAGATAATTTCTACATATAGTACCGTAATAAGAATATGCCTTCTTACCCTTACCCGTATTGAACTTACCTGACTTGAAGATTAAGAAAGACAAAGCATCTGCATGCCAATCTTCGAAATTCACTTTATTACTATAAAGTTCGTATCTTCTAATAATAGAAGAGACCATCTTATCAAGCGGTTCCCTAAGCCATTTGTTGTAAATTCGAGTCCTCTCTAATTGGTCATCGGACTCAAGAAATTCTACAACAGCAGCTTCTTGTTCAGGGCCAAAGTAATAGTCAGTTTTCCTTTTACGTCCCCTCTTTTTGGGCTCCTTAGTTTCTTCGGTCGCTTTAACTTCCTCAGTCACCTTGGCTTCTTTAGGATTTTTCTCTGACTTAGCCATTACTTTTGTTCTGGTGTATATGTTATTTCTCTTTCAGTTGTATGGAAATACTCTTTTCTAGCTTTGGTCATCCAAAACTTATGTTCATCTGGAGTCATGTCCTTCTTGTAAGAGTCGAATAACCCACTTGGTCTTAGATTGATATGCTTATACCCAAACTTAGGGATAGTCATAATTCTCATACCGTTATGTGCCATTCTTAATAAGAATTCGTAAATGAAAGTTAATTTGATGTTTGACTTAATATTACCAAAGTCTTCCAAGATTTCCTTTCTCACGACCATTCCATCAATATTGAAGTTCTGATACATCAAAAGAGCATTTTCATCGATGATACCTAATTCATCTGAAAACTCATGAGCCCAAACAGCTTCATTTGTGAATCCTATGAATTTATTATCATGTGTCTTATCAACAACAATTGGTAGGAACATATCGATGTCATCATAACATTCTCTGTATGCTACAGCATGTTTCAACCAAATCTTTGAAAATTCATCATCATACTCTAGGAATGATACCCAATCGGTATTAGATTCCTCAACACCTAAATTAAATTGAGATGCGAAATCTGTTTTCCCCGTATTCTTAATAATTCTAACTGAATCTTTTATGTCACCATAATCGAAAGCTGATACAAATTTCTCTGCATCACTCTTCGCTGGGACAACAATTAGAACTTCTTCTGCTAGAACTTCTTGTTCTGCAAGGCTAGTGATTGCGTTAGCATATAGCCCTTCCGTAGATGAGTCTATCTCATGTACTGGAATAATTACTGTAATATCTGAACCCATTACTCTTCCTCTTTTTTAGCTGGGGTTAATAAAGCCCTTATTTCATGTTTACGGTTTTCTACTAACATACCGTAAACTTCTTGTACTTTTGTACTCTGATTTTCTAGAGTATAAGTTCCTTTTGTCTCTTCCATATTGTCGATTAGAACTTGAGGTACATTGTCTTCCAACCATACCTTCATATACTCAGCTATTAGAGAAGGGATGTTTAAGTGATTGTCAGTCCAAACACCATTATCCTTCAATTTAACTTGTGGGTCATCACCTTCTTCTTGTGGTTCAACCTTCTCAAGCATATACTCTGGAATCATATTAGGAATTTTACCAATGATTGGAGTGTCACATTCCATAGCTTCTAGTGGGAATGTTCCGAATCCAGCAACTGGGTCAATCCATACTGCCAAGCAAGAGTCACCTAAAATCTCAGCGAAGTTCTTTCTAGAAACCCCCCTTAATTCTCTAAAGGTAATCCACTTATACATTGGGAATCTTAGATAGAATTCTTTAACTATCTTAAGTGCGTCCCCTTGTTCTCTTGTTAGAATAGAAACGATTGGTTTCTTCATCTCATTAGTAGGTTTGAAGTAATCTGGAATTGATACTGGAACAACATGTGTTCTAATACCAGTGAATACTTCTCTAACATACCTAGCTTGTGTTTCACTTGTTGTGATAACATCAAAGAATCCATAATCTTGCCATCTAGTACCTGGGTTAAGTAACTCAAGCATGTAGTGGTAATTCTGACAAATAACAACTTTCTTACACGTGAATTTTTGAACATCGTGCATAATAGTGGAGAAAATTTCTGGTATAAAGATAAAGTCTTCAGTGTTAATGTTCACATTACCCTCAATAGAGGAGTGTGGTAACTCCATATACTCTTTCCCTAACCAATCTTGAACTCCATGATAATCGTTCTTCTCGTGTAAGATATGGGCATCATAACCCATTTCACTTAACATCTTAACTTGTTCGTAGATGTTAGCAATACCAGCACTAGGGTTACCCTTTGTATCTAGAACAAAGAAGTACATTTTAAACTCATTACCTTCTATCTT